GCGCCGTCGTCTCCGCGCCTCCGCAGCACGGCAAGAGCGAGACGATCATGCACGCGCTCGCGTGGCACCTCGCGCAAGACCCGACGCGCACGCACGCATACGTCACCTATGCGGGCAGCTTCGCGACCGATCAGTCTCGGCGCATCCGAGGCATCACCGACTCAGCCGGCGTCGAGATGTCGGAGCAGGCCGCGCTCCGTCGCTGGCGCACCGCGCGAGGCGGCGGGCTCATCGCCGAAGGCGTCAGCGGCCAGCTCACCGGCAAGTCGGTCGACGGCATCTTCGTGATCGACGACCCGTACAAGGACCGCGTCGAGGCCGAGTCCGCGCTGCGCCGGGAGCGCGTCTGGCAGTTCTTCACCGACGTCGCAAAGACCCGCCTCAACCCCGCCGCCTCGGTCATCGTCGTCCACACCCGCTGGCACGAGGACGACCTCGCTGGCCGCCTCGTCAAGCAGCACGGCTGGGAGCGGGTCAACCTGCAAGCCGTGTCGCCCGAGGGCGAGCCGCTCTGGCCCGAGCGGTACACCCGCGACTGGCTCAAGGAGCAGCGCGAGGCGCTCGGCGAATACTCCTGGGCCTCGCTCTACATGGGCGAGCCGCGCCCGCGAGGCGGCGCCGTCTTCCGCGACGTCCGCCTCTACGACCCGCAGACGACCGTCGTCCGCTCGCACGTTTGGCGCGTCGCGATCGGCGTCGACCTCGCGTACACCGCCCGCGCCAAGGCTGACTACTCGACCGCCGTCGTCCTCGCCGCCGACGGGCAGGGTCAGTGCTACGTCCTCGACGTCGTCCGCGCTCAGGTCGAGGCGCCCGTCTTCGCGCACCAGCTCATGGCCCTCAAGCAGCGGTACGCCGCGCCGATCCTTTGGTACGCCGCCGGCACCGAGCAGGGCGTCGCGCAGTTCATCCGCTCGCAGGGCGTGACGATCGACGTTCAAGCGCCGAAGGGCGACAAGTTCGTCCGCAGCATGGGCGTCGCGGCTGCGTGGAACGCCTCGCGCATCTCGGTCCCGATGAACGCCGCGTGGAGCAATGCCTTTGTCGAGGAGGTGCTCGCCTTCACCGGCGCAGGCGACCTCCACGACGACCAGGTCGACGCGCTCGCCGCCGCCTACGACCAGCTCTTCCCGCAGGTCGCGACCCCGGTCGCGCAAGTCCTCAACCTCGACCTCCGACGCCGATGACCAAAACCAAGCCCAAGAAGATCCACGCCGACGAGGCGCTCCCCGTCTGGTCGCTCGACTCCGGCCACGACGGCCTGTTCGAGATCTACGCCGTCAACGGCAGGCTGGAGTTGCGCTGCGACTTCTGGTTCGTGACCGATGACGAAGACACCGAAGACGGCCTCGCCCGCCTCAAGACAGAGGCCGCCGAGCGCGCCGAGGGGAACAGAGAATGAGCGCCCGCATCTGGCTCCTGCGCCGCCGCACGAAGCGACTGCGCCGCATCTGCCACGCCGGCCTCTACGCCGACCAGCGCGCATGGCGCGTGACGGTCAGCCGCATCTTCGCCGCCGACGAGGCGAAGGCCCGCCACCCGCGCTACGCGCTGCGCGGCGTCCGCGTCTCGCTCGCCTGCTAACGCACCGCGCCAGAGGTAGGAACCTCCGTCCACCACACCGTCTCGGGAGACGACGATGACCACCGAAATGAGCCCGTTCGCCAAGTCCATCTACCTCGCCAAGTACGCCGCGCGCGACGAGCAGGGCGAACTCGTCGAGCATGACTGGTCCGAGACCGCGCAGCGGGTCGTTCCGACGGTCCTCGGCGCGCTCGGCTACGGTCCCGAGTCCGAGGAGGTCGTCGCGCTGACGAAGCTCGTCGCCGAGCGCAAGTTCGTGCCTGGGGGCCGCTACCTCTACGCGACCGGCAAGCCGTTCCACCAGACGAACAACTGCTTCCACGGAGGCACTCGGTTCATTACCCGTCAAGGAATCCGAACACTGGAGGAATGCGTTGGACAGACCGTTGAGGTTCTGAACCGGCACGGCCAGTGGGAGATGGGAGAGATTCGCGCATTCGGTGAGCAGCCGCTTATGCGCGTTGAGTTTTCCGACGGCGGCGAACTCCTCGCTACGGCAGACCATCTTTGGTGGCAAGCGGACGGCTCGCGCGTGACGACGATGGAACTTGAGCGCGCACCACTTGCCGAGCACGCCGCATTCCCTGAGTTGGACGAGGAAGGCGTTCGTCATGGTATCGTTTTTGGAGACGGTCACTCCATCAAAGACCGCTATACGCAGGTTGTGTTCGTGAATCCCGACAAGGAAGAACTCTCTCGGTTTTTTAAGGACGAGACACGCAAGGTGGAGGTCGGCTGCGGTGCTTTGATTGACGTAGCCACCATTCGTCGCGTCAAGGCAGGGATCAAGGTCAGCCTTCAGCCCAAGCACTACAAGCAGCTTCCGACAGGGATCGTTTCACCCGAGTACGCTCGCGGATTCATCGCGGGTCTCGTGGCGACTGATGGTTGCGTTACTCCCACGGGGTCTACACAACTTCACTGCGAAGGGCTGGATAAGGCTCGCCTGATTGCGGAGCTTGCTGTTCTCGGTGGATGCGTGGTCAATAGCGTTCGCGTCGTCAGCCGAACCTCGCCGTTTACTGGAGAAGCGCGAGAACTTGCGTGCGTTTCCATGAAGCCGTTCTCTGTTCCTTTGCTTCGCAAGGCGCACGTTGATCGTCAAAATGCGCGCGCCTCGCGTAAGTTGCGCATGTATCGAGAGGTCGAGACTGTCGAGGAAAGCGGACTGGTCGAGCCGGTATACTGCGCGGTCGTGCCGGGTTCTCAGTCGTTCACTCTTGCAAACGGGTTGGTGACTTCAAACTGCCTCCTCCTGCGCGCCGAGGACAGTCGCGAGGGCTGGGCCGATCTGTTCCACAAGGCGGCGATGTCGCTCCAGACGGGCGCAGGCATCGGCGTCGACTACTCGGCCGTTCGCGCCAAGGGCTCGCGGATCAAGCGCACCGGCGGCATCGCGTCAGGCCCCATCGAGCTCATGAAGGCGGTCAACGAGATCGGCCGCTCGGTGATGCAGGGCGGGAACCGGCGAAGCGCCATCTGGGCCGGTCTCAAGTGGTCGCACCCCGACGTCTTCGACTTCATCCACCTGAAGGACTGGCCGGACTACATCAAGGCCGCCAAGGAGCGCGACTTCAACGCCCCTGCCGCGATGGATATGACGAACATCAGCGTCCTGCTCGACGACGAGTTCTTCGCGGCGTATCACGATCATACGCACGCGAAGCACCAGTGGGCGGCGATGGTTCTCAAGGGCATCATCGCGCAGATGTTCCGCACCGGCGAGCCGGGCATCAGTATCAATCTCGGGAAGGACACGAAAGCAACACTACGAAACGCTTGCTGCGAGGTCGTCTCGGAGGACGATTCCGACGTCTGCAACCTCGGCAGCATCAACCTCGCGCGCATCGAGTCGCTGGAGGAGATGCGCGAGGTCACGCGCCTCGGCACGCTGTTCCTGCTCGCGGGCACCGTCTACTCCGACGTCCCGTATCCGAAGGTCGCGGAGACCCGCGCCAAGAACCGGCGCCTCGGCCTCGGGCTGATGGGCCTCCACGAGTTCCTGCTCATGCGCGGCCTGCGGTACGAGCCGTCCGACGAGCTTGGGACGTTCCTCGCCGAGTACGCAAACAGCGGCGAGTACGCGAAGAAGTACGCGATTCAGCACGGTCTGTCGGTCCCCGTGGCCACCCGCGCTATCGCCCCGACCGGCACGATCGCCATCGTGGCCGAGACCACCACGGGCATCGAACCGATCTTCTGCGTTGCGTACAAGCGCCGCTACTTGGACAGCGGGAAGGTCTGGAAGTACCAGTTCGTGATCGACCCGACGGCGAAGAAGCTCGTCGACCGTGGCATCAACCCCGACTCCGTCGAGGACGCCTACACGCTCTCGCTCGACCTGGAGCGCCGGGTCCGCTTCCAGGCGTGGCTTCAGACCTTCGTGGACATGAGCATCTCGTCGACCATCAACATGCCGGCGTGGGGCTCGGCGGCGAACGACGAGACGATGCTGGCCGAATACGAGCGCATCCTCGTCAAGTACCTCCCGACCCTGCGTGGCATCACCGTCTACCCGGACGGCGCGCGCGGCGGTCAGCCGCTCGTGCCCTGTACCTACGCGGAGGCCGCCGGCAAGGAAGGCGTCATCTTTGAGGAGAGTGACGAGCGGTGCCTCGGAGGCGTCTGTGGCGCGTAGGGAGGATGCGATGACGTTCAAGGTGGGCAACAAGGTGCGCTGCACCTTGCACTACAACGGCGCGGACCACGAGCACGACTACGAGATCCTCGCCATCGGCGGGGTCAACCCTCGACGGCCCGACCTCGGTCGACCGTGGACCGTGCGGCAGCTCGACTCGGGCGAGGTTTTCGGGATGGCTCACCTTGAGCGACGCAACCCGCGACTGCTCGGGAGCGAGGCGTGAGCGCCCGTGCGTGGGGCCGACGTCGCCAGTCCGAGTGGCAGCGGCAACTCTGGGTCGCCGCCTTCTGGGTCGAGGCGGCCGAGAGCCAGCACGAGCGCGACGAGGCGGCACGAATAATCCGTCGGCTCGTCACCCGTGCGCGCCGCTACGGCGTCTCGCTGGACTAGGAACCGACGCGGAGCGTGTGAATGTCGAGCGGCACCTACAATGACTGGATGGCCCCGCTGACCGTGTTCGGCGCGACGATGGGCGGCGGCGCCGTTGACGACGCGGCGAACGTCATGGGCCGCATCAAGCGCCTCGGCATGAGCCCGCGACAGATGGAGCTGAACCATCTGTACGCCATCTATCGGGGGCAGCAGTACGAGACCTGCTCCTCGGAATGGGACGGCTCGCAGAAGATCAGCCGCATCGACCGCGAGGCGATCAACTCGGGCGCCTATATTCCGCCCGGCTTCTACGACCTCGGCGCGATGCTGCCGCTGCGGTTCCGCAAGCCGACCGCGCCCTACCCGCTCGCCCGCGTCATTGTCGACCGCTTCACCTCGCTTCTGTTCTCCGAGAAGCGACACCCGCGCATCAAGATCGAGGACGACGACGCGACCGACGACTACGTCCAGGCGCTCGTCGAGGCGTCGCGCTTCTGGCCGACTTGGATGCAGGCGCGCGGCCTCGGCGGCGCGATGGGCGCGGTCGCCGTCGGCTTCTCGATCCTCAACGGCAAGCCGCACCTTGAGCTGTTCGACCCTCGCTGGGCGACGCCGACCTTCGTCTCCCGCACCGGCAACGAGCTCAAGCGCCTCGAAGTCCTCTACCAGTACCCGAGGGAGATCTACGACGGCGAGACCGGCGTCTGGCGCGAGGTGCCGTACTGGTATCGCCGCGTCATCGACGCCGAGCGCGACATCGTCTATCGCTCGGTCCCCGTTACCGACGAGGCGCCGGTCTGGTCCGTCGAGAACGAGGTCGTCCACGGTCTCGGCGAGGTGCCGGTCGTCTGGGTGCAGAACACCCCGACGCAGGACGACGCCGACGGCGACAGCGACTACCACGGCGTCTTGGAGATGCTGCACGCGATCGACCAGCTTCTCGCCCAGGCGCAGATCGGCACGATCGCCAACGCCGACCCGACGCTCGTCATCTCGACCGACGCCGAGCTCCCGCCCGACCTCGCGAAAGGCTCGCGCGCCCCGATCCAGCTCCCGTCGAGCGGCAAGGCGCAGTACCTCGAACTCCAAGGCATCGGCGCAAAGGCCGCGACGGAACTCGCCGACCTGTACCGTCGGCGCGTCCTCGAAGCCTGCCACTGTGTTCTCGAAGACGGCGCGAGCGACTCGTCCACCAAGGTTCGCCGCACCGCGACCGAGATCGAGCGCAGCTACGCGGCGATGATCGCCCGCACGGACGTCCTGCGCGAGCAGTGGGCCGAGGTCGGCATCAAGCCGCTGCTCGCGAAGATGCTCCGCGCCATCCGCAACGTCGAGCAGGGCCGCGTCGGCGAGGACGGGCGCGTCGTCCGAGGCATCGTCATTGTCCCGCCGCACATCGACCGCAACGCCGAGGGCAAGATCGTCGGCAAGCGTCCCCGCGAGATCGGCGAGGGCGAGGTCATCGAACTCGTCTGGCCGAGCTACTTCGAGCCGACAATCGACGACGGCGACATCGCCGTGAAGACCGCCGCTGCCGCGCTCGCCGGCAAGCTCGTCGACCAAGAGGCGGCGATCGCCTACGTCGCCCCGTACTTCCACGTCAGCGACCCGAAGGCGATGGCCGAGCGCATCCAGAACGAGGTCGCCAAGCAGGCCGCGCTCGTCGCTGGCATCGAGGCTGGCCTTCCGCCCGGCGAGACGATCGACGGAGACGGTATCGACCCGTTCGCTGGCGAGGAGGAGCAGGCCGCCGAGGAGCCGCAGCCGGTCGAGGGCGAGGACGTCGAGGAGCCGGGAGTCGACGAGTGATCGTGGCCGTCGACTTCGATTCGACGCTCGTGGACGGCTGGGGCCGGAAGTTCTCGGACACCACAACGCCGTTCAAGCTCATGGGCGGCGCTCGCAAGGCGCTCGCCTCGATGAAGGCGGCGGGCCACATCGTGCTGCTCTACTCGGCGCGAGCGAACCGCGCTCTCCGCGTCGACCCGATGCTCGACCCGCTCGTTCGGGCCGGCGTCGTCCGACTCGACCGCAAGGCGTGGGAGGCCGAGCAGTCGCTTCACGAGGCTCGGTATCAGCAGATGGTGCAGTTCGCGGCGACGCAGCTCAAGGGGCTGATCGACGCGGTAGACGACGGCGAGCAGGGGAAGCCCGCCGCAGACCTCTACATCGACGACCGAGCACTTCGGTTCGGCGGCGGTGTCGACGGTTATTCGTGGTTCGACATCGCACGCCAGTTCGGGGCGTGACAGGGAGACGTCATGGGGAACATTCACCGCAAGCTCAAGCGATTCGCGGACGGCAAGGAGACGCCGTTCCAGATGCACCAGCGCCTCGCCTGGGGAGGCAAACGCTGCACGACCTGCGGCGGCGCGCCGGTCATCCGCATCAAGACCTTCATGCGAGCTGACGACTTCACCTCGCAGGTCGAGCCCGGCGTGATGGCGATGATCGCGCAGGCGTGCGGCGGCAAGCTCCCGACCGTGCCGACGAAGTTCGGGCCGATCGTCCGCATCGGCGACGCCTTCGCCTGCCTCGCCTGTCAGAAGGACGCCGAGATCGCCGCCGCGCATCTGCCGGGCTACGTCATCACGGAGATCGACCGTGGCCCCGCCGACATCAAGATTCGCGTCGGCGCTGGAGACTGAGATGACGCAGGCGTGCCAAGCGTGCGGTCTCGCGGCGACGCTCTACGTCCACTCGACGGCGCTCAACGAGCACGGCTGGACAGGAGACGACGAGAGCGCGTGCGCCTGCGTGCCTGCGCTCATGTGCGCCGTCTGCCACCACGCCTTCCTGCGGGAGCGCGCGTTCGTCCTGCTCGGAGACGACGATGCGCCGAAACAGGAATCGGCACTGATCCATTGAGAGGTCCGCATGGCCGACTCGTTCAAGCCGCCCGAGAGCGCCCGCAAGGCGGCGAAGCATGCGCTCGAACTGCGCCGCAAGTGGGGGCGAGGCGGCACCGCTGTCGGCGTTGCCCGAGCCCGTGACCTGTCGGGAGGGAAGAACGTCTCCCGCTCGACCGTCGCCCGCATGAGTTCGTTCGCTCGGCACCTCGCGCAAAAGGAGTCGAACCCGCCAGACGGAGGCCCGTCGGCGCAACGAATCGCCATCGGGCTATGGGGCGGCCGGTCGGGCATCTCTTGGGCGAAGTCCGTCATGGAGCGGCTCAAGAAGAAGGGGAAGTAGCCGTGCCACTCAAGAGCCTGCGCCAGATGCGTTACCTGTACGCCGCTGAGAAGCGTGGGGAGGTGCCGAAGGGCACCGCCGCGAAGTTCGTCGCCGAGACTCCGAAGCGCAAGCTCGCCAAGCTGCCCGAGGTCGTCCGCCGCAAGCGACCCGACGCCCGCAAACTCGACCCGCTCGTCAAGGCGCGCCGCGCAGGGAAGACGAAGTGAGCGACGTCCTCAAGCGGTTCGCCGCGACCATCCCGAAGCCTGCGCCCGCCGACGGTGGCGAGGCTCGTGCGCTCGACCGCCTGCGCTCGGAGGCGGCTGCGGCCGGCGCCACGCTCGCGAAGGCCGGGAAGGGCGGCCTGCCCGCGTCGACCGCGCTCGGCGTGTTCCGCCGCGACGAGTTCCGCTGCAAGCGGTGCGGCGAGCGCGAGGCGCTGGAGCTGCACCACAAGGGCGACCTCAAGCACCCGCCGTCTCTGCGCCTCGCCCGCATGTCGGTCGGGCTGGACCCGAAGACGATCACGGTCGTCTGCGCCCGCTGTCACGACGCTATTCATCAGGCCGACGAGGCGCTGAGTGGCTGAGAAGCCCGCCACCCCTGCCGAACTCGCCCGCGCCACCGAGCGCGTCGAGGCGGCGTTCGTCGCTTCGGGCAAGCGCCTAGAGCGGCTGATCCATCAGCGCGGCGTCGTGCCGGTGCGTCGGCTCATCGACCAGGCGATGCGCGACCTCGAACGGAAGATCGTCGACCTCGGCAAGCCGGGCGAGACGTTCACCGAGGTGCAGCGGCAGGCGATCCTCGCGCAGTACCGTGCGCTCCTCCTCCAACTCGAACCGCGAATGACTCGCGTCCTCGGCGAGGCCAGCCGCGAGGCGCAGGAGCAGAGCGTCCGCGACCTTGTCAGGCTCGTCGCCATCGGCGAGGCTGCCTTCGAGGGCGTCACGACGCCGCTGCCGCTGGAGCAGGCCGCTCGCCTCGCGGGCATCGTCGACAAGGACCGCGCCTCGCTCCTGCGTCAGCACGGCGTCTCCGTCCGCACCTACGGCATCCAGAGCATCGGCGAGATGGAGACGGTCCTCTCTCAGTCGTTCGCTCAGGGCAAGGGCTACGCCGAGACGGTCTCCGAGGTGCTCGGCTACGTCGACAGCACCCGCTACCGCGCCGAGCGCATCGTCAGGACCGAGACGTCGTTTGCCTACAATACGACGCACGCCACAGCGATCGACGACGCCTTGGAACTGGTCGACGGGCTCATGCGACGCTGGACCGAGTTCGTGAACGATCAGACGGGCGCGCCGCTCGACGGTCGCGTGGCGAACGACTCGCTCGTCCTGCACGGGCAGGTCTGCTTCCAGCCGCAGGGCGCAACGTTCGAGCCGCGCACGACGTTCCTGCTCGGCGGCACCGGCGGCTTCACGATGCCGCCCGACCGGCGCGTCAACGCGAAGCTCTGGGGCCGACGCTACGCGCACCCGCCGAACCGTCCGAACGACCGCTCGCGGCTCGTCCCGTGGAAGCCGACCTGGGCGGTCCCCGCCTACATGGTCGTCAACGGACAGCGCATGGACGTCCGCAAGGCGTTGGAACTGATGAAGGGCGCGCAGGCCGACGAGGTGCTCGACGTCGCCGAGGGCGAGCCGATCCCCGAGCAGACGCTCGCGTCTGAGGCCGAGGTCGACAAGGCCCGCAAGGACTTCGCCCGCGAGCAGGAGCGCCGACGCGCCGAGGCCGCAGCGAAACGAGCCAAAGCACGCAAGGCCAAGTGAATGACGGTCCCGTACTAGGGAGCCAAATGTGCGCCTTTGCGGGCGCGAGGTATCGACGATGGACGCAGCAAAGCTCAAGGCGTTCGCCGGTGTTGGCGCGGGCGAGATGAAGTCGGGCAAGGGCGGAATGGTCGGCGAGCCGGGAATGGCGAAGCCGCCCGTGAAGCAGAAGGAGTCCGACCTCGCCAAGAAGGCGCGCGAGATGATGGCGAAGGCCGTCGCGGTCGCCGAGGACGAGGACGCCGCCGGCCACGAAGAGATGATCGAGCACCTCGCTGGCTTTGACGCCGACGAGGACGAGGCTCCGAGCGGCGTCAAGGACGTCGGCCTCTGGAAGCGGTTCGTCGGGCTCGTCGACCCCGAGGGCAAGGGCAAGGAACTCGAACACCCGTACCGCGTCGCGCTCGCCCTCTACTGGCTCTCCGGCGGGCCGCTCGAAGACGTCTACGAGCACGCCGAGGAAGCGCACGAGGCCGAAGAGGCCGAAGAGATGGAGGGTGACGAGGAGTAATCCTCAGTCGCCGGGAGGCCGCATGGCCGACAACGATCCGAAGGCGTTCGCCGAGGCGTATCGCCAGATGCTCATGGGCCGCGAGCCCAGAGGGCTCGTCAGCAAGGACAGCAACCTTCCCGCGCTCTCGCGCCTCAACACGACCGAGGCGCAGAACAAGGTGAAGGGCAACGTCGGCAACAAGGTGCTCGACGGAGTGCAGCACAAGGACGCGAAGCCGTATCGCGACGTCCGAGGAGGTCGGTGATGTTCAAGTCCAAGGTCGGCGAGCTGCGCTCGCCTCGCAAGATTGCCGAGCAGCACGGTGCCGCTCCCGCTGGCTTCGCCGCGTGGGACTACGACTCCGCTGCCGGCATCCCCGACCGCGCCGCTGGCGCCGGTCAGAAGTACGACGACAAGGTCGGGCTCTCGCCCGTCTCTGCTCCTGCGGCTGCCCAGCGCAAGCCGTACTGAGGAACCCATGACCAAGAACACCGAGATCGCCGCCGCCGTCGCGGCGGGCAGCGAGAAAGACCCGGTCTGCGTCGTCGCGCAGAAGGCCGGCTACTACAAGGGCAACGTCACCGTGGCCCCCAGCTCGGCGCCCCTCATCGGGCAGCCGAAGCCCTACAAGGGCTAGGAGAAATCACATGGTCAAGCTCTCTGAGTTCGTCCCGATGGCGCAGCCCGCCGATCCGATGGACGCGATCAAGAAGGTCCAGGGCTCGTTCGTTCCGAACGTCCCGCCGGCCGCCGGTCTGGAGGAGTCGTCCGCCTTCGCAGCGATGCCCAAGCAGATCCAGCCCAAGCCCTACAAGGGATAGCCGATGGCGGACCTGATCCTTCCGACGACCTTCGCGCTCTCCGGCGGGTACGAGCTCGCCCCGTCGCTGCCTCTCGTGGGCGGCGTCGAGGCGGCTGTCGACCTCACCGAGATCGTGCAGCTCTCGGCGGTGTCGGGTCCGCTCTCGCGCACGTTGGCTCCGAACGCGGTCGCGACGCTCGACGTCGAGACCCTACTCGGGGCTGATGTCGCTGGCGGCGTGCTCGTCGTGCAGTCGACGGGCGCCGTTCGCGTGCAGTGCTCGGGCGTCCTCGACGCTCGCGGCACGACGCTCGTCCTCATCCTCGACAGCAACCTGCTGACGGGCACGCTGTCGCTCACCAACCTGTCAGCCACCACTTCCGCGTCCGTGCGTTTCACGCTCGGCGCGCAACGATAAGGAAACGGCAATGTCCACCGCTACCGTCCCCCAGACTCTCGAACTCGGTCTCACCCAGGCGAACCCCGGCTTCCTCGCCGACGCGCTCCGCAAGGTCGACCTCGGCTCCTTCTTCAAGCTTCAGAAGGAGAGCATCACGCAGGCCGCCGCCGACACCGTCGTGCTGTCCAAGGCCGCGTTCGGTCCCGCGATGGTTCACGTTCGCGTGACCGCCGGCGGCGCCAGCACCCTCGGCGCGTACCTCGTCTCTGACTCCGGCGGCGTCGCCGTGGTCGTCGGCGCCGAGATCGGCGTCTGCAAGCTGTCCGACGACGGCCTGACGCTGACCTTCGCCGCCGGCAGCGCCATCACCGCGTGCGAGGTCTCGTACCTCGCCGCTCCGGCCGCTCCGCTCGACGAGGCGTTCGGCTTCTAGTTCTCGCATTCGGACGGCGCCTCCCCCTCGCCGTTCGATAGGGGCTCGGCGGGTACGTCTCCCGCTCGCCGAGTCCCACCTTCCACCGGGAGACACAACCTCCAGACAGCGTGCCGCCACGCCATACGCGGGCGGTAAATCGCGGAGAAGGCACCATGTCTGACACGACCAGCACGATCCCTGCACAGCCCGGCGACGCCGTCGCCCCGACCGCACAGCCCATCGCTCCGGGCAACCTCGTCTCCGGCGACACGACCGTCGCCGCGCCGATGGGCGCTCCCGAGCAGGCACAGGGCAAGACCATCTCTCTCCCGACGTCGGCCTTCGCAAAGCTCAAGGCCGAGGCGGCTGAGAAGGGCAAGAAGGCGGCGCTCACCGAGATGCAGGCGAAGGCCAAGGCTTTCGGCTTCGAGTCGGTGGACGCGATGTTCGAGGCGTTGCAGACGGCGCGCTCTGGCGCGAGCGTCGAGACGCAGCAGGAGACGCGCGCGGCTGCGAAGCCGGCGCAGACCCAGCAGCCGAAGCAGAGCGGCCCGAAGGACGCCGTCGCTGCCGAGGCTCTCCGCATCGCGAAGGAGATGGAGCGCGCCCGCAAGGAGGCCGAGAAGGCGAGCCGCGAGGCCCGTCGGTATCGGCAGGAGCTTGAGGAGTACCAGGCGCAGGCCGAGATGAAGGAAGTCCTTCTCCGCGCCGGCGTCCGCGACGAGGTCGACTACGCGCTGACGCTCATGCGGAAGGACATCCAGACGAAGCTGGAGACCGACCCTGAGCTGGCGTCGTACTCGACCGACGAGTTCCTCAAGACGCTGCGCCAGACCAAGCCGTTCCTGTTCGGCGAGTCGCGTCTCCCAGCGACCACCGGCACGGGCGGCGAGGGGCCGCAGGCTCGGCCGGCCGCTCCCGGACAGGCGGCCTCGACCATCGCGCAGACAGAGCAGTTCGACGCACGCAAGGCGTCAACCGAGCAGATCAAGGCGCGTCTCGCGCAGCTCGGCGTTCAGTATTCCCGTCAGTAATAAGTCTGGCGGGAGACATTCCGTCTCGGTGGCTCGCGGAATCTCCGAGACAAACCCTCCTCCGCAACGACAGGTGATTCATGGCCGACTTTTCGGTGATCTCCCAGAGCAGCCAGGTTCGCGCTCTGGTCCAGGAAGGGCT